ATATTTACCCACATTCTTAACACTAGGCTTGACTAGAACCATCTCGCCCATATCGCAAGCTTCGACATTATCTTTAATAGTTTTATATGTGGAATGAATACCATCAAATTCGCCCTCGCCATATACGGCTATGGAATAACCCTCAGATACTGCCCATTTGATTAGATGTAAATGTGCCTTTTGCATTATACGTTTGCTCCTACGGTTAGTTTATAGCCTGTTGACAATGTCATTATCAATTGTGGCTTGTATCCTTTACCTTCCAAACGTGTACGCATGGCTAGCGCTTCGGTAATAGTGGTAAAAGGTAGTGTATGGAAGTAACGCATTTGGACGTTGATTTCAAACCTATGTATCTCACAACCAATTTCAGCATAATCAAGCCCACGCTCTGATTTTGCTGCATCATAGTCGCGCTCTGCATTCTCATGCTCTGCGAATAGTTCGTGCAAGTACATACAAAAATCATCGTGTAGGTACAGGTTACGGTCATCTAAATCCAGTTCAGCAAACGCGCTATCTATATCAAACATATACGTAAATGCTGCCTTAGCATTTGTGACCGTATCGCGGACCTCGCACAGGCCTAGGATAGCATCTCGCTTTTGTTCTGCGGTCCCTGATAAGTACTTTGACAATTCCTTGTAACGCATAGTGCCGCCACCAACACGGGTGTCAGTACATTGTAGGACGTACTGTGCAAGGTCCAATTGAGCTACTGTTAAATGATACATAGTGTGTTGCCTCTATAGTGCGCTGCCAAATGCCTCGCTTGCGTTATGTATTGCATAACCCATGCCAACTATAACAAACGTAGTAGTATCAATGGGTTAGAGCCATAAGCCTACAAATAGCATACCTAACATGTCTCAAGTCTGCACCAATATAGTGCGCCTATTATGACCTAATACTACCTCAAACAGCTGAGACTTAATGATACCAATGGCTACAGACACGCACCAATATAGTGCTAGTGTGCACCAATGTGGTGCAATTGTTACTGGTGCTGCGTTCGTATCATAGGTAATGCAATCATGACAGTTATGACAAGCTAAGCTTACACGGGCATTCTGGGGCCTTGCTGGGCATTACCAATAGTTATGCACAATTGTGGGTAAGTGCTCAAGAGTTAGACCAGAGTTATACACAGTGCCCAATAGTTATCCACAGGCTGCCACCTCGGCTCACACTTCAGCCAATCTCAAGTGCACATGTGTATAACTCCAGCCTGCTTGTGCATAACCTGTGTATAACTCAGGTGCTTGGGGATAACCTGTGCATATCCTGTGGATAACCTGTGGATAACTCTGAGCTTGTGGATAACCTGTGGATAACTAGGGTGGACGGGGGCCCGTGATGGGTTGGCTAAAAAGGATGCTCCCTCAGACACACAAAAGAGAGTGGTTTTGCTTTTCCCAAGGCACCTAAGTAAACATAAGTCAACAAAAGAATTCAAAAGAAAACACAGGGAGACCCTCGACACGAGTGGTTATGAGAATAGTTAGCATGTGTAGTTAAAGGCTGCCTTAAGTGTACATGAGAAACATGAGAATTATATTGACATTCTACTATAAATATGTTATAATGTACTCTAGTACTTAAGTAGCTTTAAACAACCTTTTAGTTAATACTTTTATTAATAATTAAAGAATAAAGCAAAGAACACTTAAGTACACTTAAGATACCCAAGACTCAATCTCAAGCAATAGAGGTAATTGATTTGTCAACTATAAAGGTTGCTACGGCACCTAAGACTCCTAAGAGGCTAGGTAGACCACCTAAGTCAACGCTAAAGAAGCCTAAAGGTATTATTGGTCGGCCTAAAGGTGATGCTACAATTATCAATGAATACAAAGCACGTATGCTGGCCAGCCCTAAGTCAGCTAAGGTGCTTGAAGCTATCTTTGATGCTGCTTTAGATAATGAGCACAAGAACCAAGCTAGCGCATGGAAGTTAGTCATGGATCGTGTAGCCCCTGTAGCTGCATTTGAGAAAGAGGTGATCAAAGGTGGTGGTAAGAGTAGCATACAAATTAATATTACTGGTGTTGGTTCTACTGATATATCTGGTGGCGAGACCGTTGATGGGGAGTACACAGATGTCGATTAAAGATATTATACTAGATAGTTATGTCAACCGTGTGGGTGTCACAAGAGAAGTTGCTGCAGCTAACATGGATAAGTTTAGCTACAATGTCTCTGGTGTTGAGAGTAACTATGGTACTAACCTAATTAACAAAGATGGTTCCTCTGCCCGTGGTATCTATCAGTTCCTAACCAAAGGGGACGCTAACGCATACCAGACAGGCCTTAACCGTCTAAGCACCTCCTACAAGCAAGCAGGTAAGAAAGCACCTACGTGGATTGCTCAGGCACGTAAAGACAACGATCCAATCAAGTTGACTGATGCTAGGCAAGAAGAAGTAATGCTTGCTAACATCTACCAACAGAGCACTTCAGACCTCACAGGGATGCTTGAGGGTAACCAACAGTCAGGGATGGATCTCTACTTAGAGTATCACCACACAGACGCTACTGATGTACCTACGGCTAACAGAGCCTTAGATTTCTTTAAGCCTGCACCTGCTCAACAAGAGCAAGTAGTGACGGATGTCAATGCGTCTGCCCTAGACCCTGAGTTACCACAACAAAGCTCACACACCGTAGCCTCTGAAGACACTCTATACAACATAGCCAAGAGAAGCGGTATGTCAGTAGAGGATCTACAAGCAATCAATCCTGAAGTAACTGACCACACTAACCTACAGCTAGGTCAACAACTTCGCGTAGGTGCTGGTTGGTTTGAACAATTATGAGCTCAGACTTAACCATAGAGCTACTAGAGTGGCAAAAGAAAGTATGGGTAGACCCTACACGATTCATTGTCTGTGCTGCTGGCAGACGTTGTGGTAAGTCTAGGCTGGCTGCTTGGAAGTTAATAGTCAAAGGACTAGAGACCAATCTACCCAACTCACACATCTTCTATGTTGCTCCTACACAAGGACAAGCAAGAGACATCATGTGGAAGCTCCTAGTCGAGCTAGGTGGTCCTGTCATCAAGTCAGCCCACATTAACAACATGCAGATCACCTTGATCAACGGTACTACCATAAGCCTCAAAGGAGCCGATAGACCTGACACTATGCGAGGCGTGAGTCTCTACTACTTAGTACTTGACGAATATGCCGACATGAAGCCTGAGGTGTTCGAGGAGATCCTACGACCTGCCTTAGCTGACCAAAAGGGTGGCTGTCTATTCATTGGTACTCCTAAAGGACGTAACCACTTTTATGACCTCTACAAGTACGCTGAGCTCACTGAGGATGATCCTACCTTCACTTCCTATCACTTCACCAGTTACGACAATGAAACATTAGACCCAGAAGAGCTAGACATGGCTAAGAAGAGTATGTCTACCCACGCATTCCAACAAGAGTTCATGGCTTCCTTCAAGAACCAAGGCTCTGAGATGTTTAAGGAAGAGTGGTTAAACTTTGGTGAGAAGCCTAAGGGTGATGGAGACTACTATATAGCAATTGACTTAGCTGGTTTCCAAGATGTCAGTAAGAAGAAGGGTAACACCTCACGCTTAGACAACTCAGCAATCTCTGTAGTATTCGTTGATGAATCAGGATGGTTTATTGAGGATGTTATCTATGGTCGATGGACTCTAGACGAGACTGCTAATAAGATCTTTGATGTTGTCAAAACATATAAACCATTGTCCATAGGCATAGAGAAGGGTATCTCTAAGCAGGCTGTAATGTCACCACTCATGGACAGAATGAAACGTCAGAACACTTACTTTAGAGTAGAGGAGCTTACCCACGGTAACCAGAAGAAGACTGACAGAATCATGTGGGCCCTACAGGGTCGCTTTGAACATGGGCGTATAACGCTTAACAAGAAGAAGAAGGATTGGCACTCACGTTTCTTAGACGAGCTATTCCAGTTCCCAGACCCCTTAACCCATGATGACTTAATAGACTCCTTAGCCTATATAGACCAACTCGCTAAAGTAACCTACGCTGGTAACTTTGAAGAATACGATGACTTTATCACCATCGACTCAATTAGTGGATACTAACAAATGAAAATGTACTTAGACGATAATAATGAATCAACAGGCCCTATCATCATTGAGCAATCACTTGAGTCATGGGTAATGACCAAGGTCAATGACTGGGGCGACTATTACGAGAATAACTACGCTAAGAAGCATGAGGAATACTACCGCCTCTGGCGTGGCATCTGGAGTGCATCGGACAAGACTCGTGCTGCAGAACGTAGCCAGATCATTGCACCAGCTCTACAGCAGGCCGTAGAGTCTAACGTAGCTGAGATTGAAGAGGCCACCTTCGGGCGTGGTAAGTACTTCGACATTAAAGATAACATGGGTGACGATGAAACCGAGGACATTCAGTTCCTCCGCAATAAGCTCCATGAGGACTTCAACACAGCTAAGATACGTAGGGATGTGTCAGAATGCTTGATCAACTCTGCTGTCTTTGGCAACGGTATTGGTGAAGTAGTTCTTGAAGAGATCAATGAGATGCGCCCTACCACTGAGTCCGTCATGGATGGTGCTATGGAAGCTGTTGGTGTCAACATCACTAAACGTACAATTGTACGTCTACGTCCTATACTGC